ATCTTTCAGCGGCTTTCTTCTCTAACTCTGTTTGATAAGCCCGTGCCATTGCAACGGCCACCAATGCATTTCGAATGCTCATAATTGCACCCGCCGCTTTACCTGCTGCGATTTCTTCGGCTGAATAGTTTTTAAGGGCTGTGGGGTAGAGGTCTTTCAGCTCTTTCGCTGCCCTGATTCGTTCCTGTGTGCTTAGGTTGTGGTTATCTATTTGACGGGTAAGCGCTTCCAATTTCCCGGTTTCACTTCCAACGGATTCAAATAATTGTTTTGCGGACTCACTTGCTTGTTTTGTGCCGGTCACGAACTGCATGATTTCTTTGTAAAAAATCGTAAACAAGCCAATGACTACGGTAAAGATATTCGGAAAACTTAACAGGCTACCTGCAAACACCTTTAACGCGGACCCTGCACTTCCTGTTTGGGCCTTAACCGCTTTAAATTGGTCAACAAGAATAGGTAAATTGTTTGATAGACCAAGTATCCCCGTTTGCGCTGAATACGTAAACGCAGGCATCTCCCTTAGCACCTGACTGAGTGAATTAGTTGCCGTTGCGTAATTACCTACATTGCGCTGAAAGCGGCCTGTGTTTGAATCCAATGTTTTCAATGCTGTATCAACAAGGTTGATTCGTTTTGCCAATTCAGCGCCCATTGGTGACTTCCTGAGCGCCTCCGACATATTATCCCACTGACCCCTGAGCCTGATTAGTTGGGCGTTCATCTGCTTAACACTACCTTCAGTTGCAAGCATTTCTTTTGCTGCGTTTTTATTGGCCCTTGTGTTTTCTTCAATCTGAACCTTTAACAATGCCAACTCCTTACCCTGTTCCGAATTCGCAAAGGCCAACTGCCGTTGTGCGGCTTCAAGTTTAGCCGTTTCTGTTGCGGCCTGTTTAATTGTAGCCGTAACCTGTGACATCTTATCAGACCCTTGTAATGCCGCATTGAACAACTTAACCGCATTGGCATTGCCCTCAAATCGTTTGATTAAGTCTGATAGACCTTTGTCCATCTTAGCGACTTGGTCAAACGCCTCCTTACTGATTATATCATCAATCCGTTCTGCCATGTCGCTTGTTTAATTCGTTCTCAATATCTTTCTTTACCTGAGTTAGTACCTCATCCGAATGAACCTTATACCACATATCAAGATTGGCCTTTTGTAGCAAACGTCTAATTGCCATCATAAGTAGAATGCCTATGACAATCCCTATGACAATCCCGATTAAAATATATATAATACTACCCATGTTGTATTTTTTTTAGTTGTGCGTCACAATATGCCTTGTACCTGTTGATATAAATGCAGTATTGCAACAATGATAAATCCTTTTCGGAAATGTTGAACTTGAAGGCTTCGCTCATATCTACCAATGAGCCGATAAAATATTCCCTTGTATATCCACTACTCTTTTCCCCGTCCGATTTGTTTACTGATTCAAATTCCAAAATCAGTTTTTCTAACTTCCTAAAATCGTACTTATAATTCGCTACAAAAATACGCAAAACCTCATTTACATTCGAATAATTATATGGCTTTTTTGGTAGGTTGTAGCCGAACTTATACAACTGCTCATATAACCCCTCTGTTGGGTATAGCTTGAAGGTTTCAATGATACATTCAGCACTCACGACCCTGTTTTGTGAGATAGCGATTTCCTTTATTTGCCGAATATGCCTAAGCAAGTCCTTACCCCCAACGGCTTCGATGTATTGCTCATAAATGGCCTCAAATGCCGTTGCTGTTTCTTCGTTTGTTGGCTTACCTGATATGATTAGCCCCTTGTAGTCATTGTCACAAATGCAGTCAATGAATACAGATAAAGGAACGTCATTAATACGGTGTAATAATTTCGTACCGCTCGACTCCTCTTTCAATGGTTGTTTGGAGTTCAGTAGCCCTAAACTTACCATCCTCTTCATCGTAATAAATGGCATGGTTAATACCTGAATCCATCGCGCGCTGTTTGGTTGTGTTATAGATTGCATCGTATTGTTGGTTTAATAGCTGCTTTTTTAACCTACATGGTATGCAGCCCGGATCTATTAACTGAGTCATAATCCTGTTTCTTTTTTGATGTACGTCACAAGTCCCGGATTGATTATTTCGTATTTAACATCCTCCTTATTATCCGTTGTAAGCCCGAATATAGTAGCACCGTATTTCCTCTTCAAATCAGGTGTTTTGCTATCAGTTGAAGTGATTTCATACATATTTGTACTTTGTATATTCAACTTCATTGAATTCTGAAACCCGCCTTTATCGTAAAGGTCTGGATTCCCGTACCCGGGTGATGGGTTCCGTTTGTTTTTCTTTGCTGCGTATGCCGGTGAAGCATACTTTTTTAGCCGTTTCTTCTCTTTATCAAACCCATCCATCAACTGCTCTCGGTTCTTATCTATGATGTCCTCTTTGCGTTCAGCCACAATGCTAATTGCTGCCCGTTTGACATCTATTTTAGACCATCTGCGTTTAAGTTCTTGTATAGTCATAGGTTTAAAATAGTGGGGGCATTTCACCCCCACATTTGTTTTTTATTCCATGTTTAAGACCTGAGCCTCAACGCGTGTAGATTGTGTGCCGGTTCCAACACAAGCAATACGCAAATATAACACCCTACCCCAATTGGATAATACCGTTGGAGTCGGATTTAATGACCAAATGAAGTAAGCAGGAGCAGCAGATGTAACCTGTAAGGTATCGCATTGAACGCCGGTTGTTCCGGCTGTGCCATAGAAGTTAACCCAATCAGACCCGTTCAAAGAGCCCTGAAGGATTGCCTTAAAGGTAGATGTACCTGAAATGTTGGTTGTTTTCAATGATACACGATAACGGCCACTTTGGTTTGCCTTAATTGCTCCTAATTGGGATGTCAAATACGTAGTACCCGCATTCGTTACGGTATCGAAGTAAGTATCTGAGCCGTAGAGATATGGTAATTGTGCATTTGCTTTTTGGTTGCAGGCCGTGAAGCATAACACGGCGATAATTGCGAAAAGGAATTTTTTCATTTTTGTTTTTGTTTTTTGTTATTGATTTTTTTCTTCTTTTGGTTCCGCCTTAACCGGATGGGTTTTGTCCCAAAGCAAATCCAATGTTTGAGAAGCAACCCCGTCATTTGCGGGGTGCTTCATAAACTTATCTTTGCTTTTGAACGTAGCAACCCAATCAAGATTGAAGGACACTTTGTCTATTCTGATTGTTTCCATACGTTAGCTTCTTGGTGTGGTAATTGATGTTCCTGCATGACCTAATACGCCCGCTGTTACTAAATCCGATACGTCACCAATTGTTATCTTGATAAGCGCGCCAGCTGTTCCAGGATAGTCTGTATCTGCTGCATCCAATTGGACGTTGAACGTCTTAGTAGCTGCTGCATAGGTTACGGATGTAACGGTGATTGCATTACCCGTTGCCACGTTCTGAGCGCTGTACAATGATGCCGTTGCTAATTCAGTTGAATAAGTATCAGCAAGATTTGTAGCCCCGCAGCCGTCATTGATTTGCAACTTAACCAAACCGCCTGCCGTCATTGCAGTATGTACAACGATTTCAGTATCTATCAATGAACTCAATTCATACAACAGATTCACGGATTTGTCAAATGAAACGATACCCCATGAGTTGTTGAACTCATCAGGATTCTGCATTGCAAAGGTGACGTAAAACTTAGAATCAGCTGCACCGGTATTGAGTTTGAAGTTTGGCACGTCAATCATTTCCAATGTGAATCCCTTAAACTTATTGTCAGCGGTTTTAACGCCGAGTAATACGTTGTTTTGAGTGTCCACATAGATAACATCAAACAAATCCTGTTTGTTATCCAATGAACTGATTTTTTGATGTAAACACGCACCGCCTTTGATGTACTCAAATGTGTATGAATATTTACCATTTCGGATTTTACGATTACCGCCGTACGGTGTGGCCTCATAAACCCCCTCAGATGATTTGTCCTCCATACCAACGAATGTCTTAATGAGTTGGAATCGGTCCGCTTGCACGTCCTCCGCTAACCCGTCCTGAACATTTGTGAGCATATCGGATATTTGAGCCGTTGTAAACTCATAACCTCTCGGCACAAGTAAAACGCCTTCGATAAGTCCGGGCGTGTAGTGGCATGAAGTGAATCCGGTATTGGATACACTTGCTATGCAGCTAAACGCGTTTAATGAATTTGGCATATTTTTTTTATTTTAATTGATTGTGTAAATGATTGTTGAATTAATTGTTCTGTTTGAAACTCTTATTTTTTGTTTGTACGACTGAAAGCTACCCGAACGGCTTGCGATGTACTCATTATCTACGTCAAGTGATTTAATTAGCCCGTTTATTACATGCGAATACCCCGGGTCAACGTCATTATTGGCTAAGTAATCAAACGCGGTTAGGTTGTACTCTGTTGACTGCACATTGCTAATGGCTGTGAACTTAGGAACCGATATAGTTATCGGGTTTAATTCAAAGCTGTTTGACATTGCAGCCACCACCTTACCTGATTGAACCTTGAACCAAAAACCCAAACGTGTGCCGGGTATAACCCCGTCATCAAGCTTGACATATCCGACATACTCGCCATCTGCATACGCAGATACGCTGAACGTATAAGGTTGGCCAACATAGGCTGTTACATCGGTTGCAAATACGCCATTGCCCTTATCAAGAAAATAATAAAAGATAGGAGCTATATTGCCCACATCAATCATTTCACCTTCAAACTCGATTGTAATCTCATCGCCTGAATACGTTACATCAATGCTTGTAACCGCTGAGTAAAACAACAACTGAGGCAATGACGGCACAACCCATGATTGAAGCGTACACATATTTGGCAATACAGATAACTCAAGGTCTTTAATCCAAATGCCATCCACAACATCGGGCAGGATATACGCTATCTTGCCCCCGCCTGATTCTTCACCCATGTGCAAGTCATCAACTTTTACATGAGGAACGCCCCTGCTATGATACTTCCTGAAGTAATTACTTGATTCAACAACGGCCATAAATTCCGCGTAAATCGGGTAAAGAATAGGTAAGTAGTTTTGCGTGTAACGGTCCTCACTATACATCGAGTTCTCACTTTCGGTGCATATCAAGAATGTAAGCGATACATCAAGCGAATCCTTACCGCTTACTTTTCTTTCATCAAATGAATAAATCAATGCTATAAGCGGGTATTTAACCTCCTTATTGCCTTCTGATTTATCTTTCGATGCAAGACGTTGGCGGATGTGATTATAAGAGCCATATAAGAACTGAACATCACGCCCTAATTCAGTGCGAAGATTTGCGCTGACATCCGATACTATCTTTTCAAATAGTGATGGAATAGAAACAGGTAATTGTTCGTATGTATGTGCCATTATATACCGATGTAGTTTTGTTTGATAAAGAACCTTTCGGGCTGATTGCCTGTAAATCCTGCGTAATCGGGATAGTCCGCTTTGTTTTGATAAATAAAATCGTCAAGAATTCTATTTAGCTCCACCATGCGATTCCATGCCCTTACAGATGTCTTTACGATGCTTACGGGTGTCGCATTTTCAGGGAGTTGGCGTATAACACCAACCCCTGAGTTATGCGATTTTAAGCCTGTTAGAATCTTTGTAAAAACATAGTTAGCTATCGGGCTTTCTTTTTCCGAATTAGCCAACCCCCGCCACTTATTCAATAACCCATTTGAGTCTGTGAATTCAGCACCCTTCCAGATGTCATACCAAATGCCAGACGTAGGGTTTGATGCAATGGCAGCGGTTAAGTCCTTTGCCATTTTATACCCTAAGAAGTCAACAAGGTAGTTATCTTCATGGATTGCTGTCATCTCGATATAATACTGACCTTCAGACTTTAAATCGTCTGTATTTGGCAGTATGTTATCACCAACAAAATATGAGTTATTGATTATCGTAGCCATACGGATTTACTTTTTTACGTGACCTTTTGCAATCAAGGTATCAGCAGTTTCAGCATTAAGAGTGTATTTTTTACCCTCTTTGTATTTATCCTTTTTGCCTGTTCCTGTTACGGTAACAAAGCCCTCAGGCGCTTGTACTGCTTCTTCCTTTTTTGCTGGTTCTTGTGTGTGTGTTGCTTTCGCCATACTATTTAAAATTAAGGAGTTTCAAGAGCTGCAATAGCGTTTGTAATGTTTGAAGCGTAAACAATTGCTGCTTTGTCGTTCTCTTTCACATAGTGAACCGCACGCATTTCACCTAAGATGGTAACTTGGTTTTTAGTGAAGTTATCGCTGTTCAAACCGACGCTGATATTGAACTCTTCACGAATACCCAATGTACATTTAGATGGGTCAAGGATGTAGGCTTCATTAGCAGTTACGCCGTTGTTTTCTACAACCAACAGACCAGCAGAGGTCATCAACCCGCCCGGAACATCGGTAGCATAACGACCGTTTTTGTCTTTCACCATGCGAAGCAAAGCAACGTCATTTGGATTCATCAATGCAACCGTTGCGTTATAGTTTGATTTAGCTACCTGAGCCTTTGCGGTTACAAGGAAGTCAAAGATATTGGCGTTCTCAATCAAATCAGTAAATCCGGTTGTTGCATAAGCAGTTGCGTATGTTTCAATTCCTTTCAAGTTCGGGCTTGTACCGCTACCTGTTAAGATTTGCGAATCCAATTCTAACTCAACCAATTCGCGTAATTCATCATTGATGATTGACTGCAAGTAAGGCAAGTCGGCCAATGCCTGCTTAGTAACGGTTACATAAGATGCAACGGTTTCAACAGGTAATTTGCGCTCCACTAAATTGAAATCGGATTGTGATTTAGCATTTCCTTCGGTCTGCATACCTGCACCACCTTCAGGGGTTGCTTTGTCAAACCAACTGATATATTGGTCTGCAATCGGACGGGTTCTGATTAATTGGCGTAAAAATGGCGCACGACGGGCAAATTGGCCCACATTTGGGTCCCATGAAGAAATCCCAACAAAGCCTCCTGAGTAGTTGCTTGAACTCATGTTGGCAACGTCCTTATTTACGATTGACATCTCAACCGATTGACCGGGCTTCCAATTCTTCAACTGCTCGATGTGCTGACCTAATTGTTTGCTTACTTGGTCTGTAAATGTTGGTTCTTTGTAGTCACGTTGTTTCATGGCCTGCAATTCTTCGATTGCAATACCTTGAGCCTTCAACGTGTCTGTTAAAGAGTCCTGAACGGCTTTAGTTTCCGTTTTGATTGATTCGGTTAATGCTTCCATCTTTGAAGCAAATTCCTGATTGTTTATCATCCCGTTCAATTTGTCGGTGACAAACTTTTGCGCCTGACCTGTGATTTCTGTAATCAGGGCTTTTTCTTGTTCGTTAAATTCCATTGTTTGTGATTTTTAATAGTTAAAAAAATTTGTGCTTCACGAGCTTTGAATAGTCCACCTGATTGGTATTAACCGGATCGGGGTTGTCTGAATTGTCATCGACGGATTCAGGATATGTTATCGGGGTTGCATCGTTACTACCAAATAGCACCATACTACCCTCTTTAATTATTTTTGCCTCTTCAACGCCCCATAAGAACCCCGCTTCGTCAACGGCTTCTTTGTTTACGATGTCTGGGTAAACTGAATCAAAATACACTTTATTTTCAGCGTATTCCCTATCGTTTGAATTGATACCTAAACGCAGTTTGACGTATTGCATCCTTACGCTGTTTTGTATCGGGCGTTTCTGTTCAATGATTTGTTTTGCCTGCTCATGTACTATCTTATCCATTTCAATCTCATAAACCAGCGCCTCAGTTGTTCCGTCGTAGTTCTTACCTAAAAACGCCCATGAAACAACCTTAACCATCGGTTTTACATCCGTAGGCCATGCGATTATACTTGTGGTTTTGAGTTCATGGTCCATGACGTAGAATAGTTTTCCGTCCTGCTCATTAACTGACTTCGACCAAATGCCGGGCCTGTGGACATCACCATGAGAATCGTAGTAATTGATGGTATTGATTACGGGGTAAACCGCAGTTGATTTCATCGGGAACGGCTGCCCCTTTTGACTAACTGCATCCTTCATCAATTCAAATGGCGCAAACTGACCTTTACTCTTCGATTCGTATATTGCCGCCTTCTTTATCGCTATTAACTTCGATTCGTTGGCCTTCAATTCCTTGAATAGTTCCGCCTTGTTGGTGAAGGTCTTGTTTAGTTCCGGTATAAATATTTTCATCTTCCTTTAGTATTTCTTTTTCAAGTTTAGCTCTCTTCAGGCGTATCACCCTCTCCGCTTCCTGTTTGGTTAGTATTTTCATAAATTTCGCTCATTTGGTATTTGTATCTGTTGCCGTCTGTGATAGGCTTTTGACCTATCATTTCAAGCATCTGATTGAATGTAATTGCATTTAGATTGAACTGCATTTCAGCCGCTTCTGTGATGGCTTTTATTCCTTTACCCTTCTCCTCATTGCTTTCTTGCATGACTTCTAAATGGTCATAGGTTTTCTTAATCAGAACCTTCGATACATCCACTTTCAGCAATTCCATTAGCTGCATGCAATATGATTCTGCCATAGGCATAACCGTATCTTGATACAATGACTTCCATGCGGTGTTTTGGTTGTTGAAAGTACTTCCTTCAAGTTGCAACAAGTCTTTCGGATAACCTAATCCCGTTGCGATGTCAAACACGGCACGTTTGTAGGTTTCATTCAGCCCTAATTCAGTTGCATTGAATGACATTGACTGCCATTGAAGGGCTGCATCTGTAATGATGATTTGGCTTTGATCCGGTTGGAATCCGTATGCATTTTTGAAGTCACGTTGTATTTCATCTCTTGCCTCAGTACTCATTGGCTCCCTGTCAAGTTCACCCGCTGCGGTGTTTGCCAATATACCTCTCGGGCCTCTATGCGTCATCATTTCGTTTTCCGCATTGTAGTACGAAATTAGAATTGATATTGGCTTACTTAGTGGCCCTAAAGGTGATTCAGGCAAATAAAAGTTATCAGTCGGTAATGTATTGGCCGTGAAGAAATAGACCTTATCAGGATTGATAACGGTATCAAATTGCCCGTATTTGAAAGTAAACCTATCAATCCAATCGCTGTTCTTTCTTACATTATACGGGTTCTTTCGGTCATCAATGACTATATCGCAAAACTGAGGCGGAAGTACCCACATCTCAGTCGGTGGAAATCCTATCGGCCCCTTAAAGATAACAGGGCAATACCCATAAGCACGGGTATAACCTACAACTTGGGCTTCAAATTGCGCCTGTGTTTGTAGCGTGTTTGGTTTCTTGATGATACTTTCGATTTCGGCATAGGCACCACGCACGGCCTTACCTGATTCGGGATTGACTATCTGAGTCAAGCCATTACCAAACGCCTCAACTTCATTATTGATTATTGTAGATACAACAGGGCATTCCTTCAATGCCTTTAGCACTCCATCTGGTGTGCCTGATTTCTCCCATTTGATAGCCCCGTTTAGCCAAAAGAATTCATAAGGCTTTGATATATCAATGACCCTATTTTGCTGCTTTACAGCGTCTTTCTTTTTGAACAGATTTGAAAAAAAATTAGCCAATATCCACTTGTTTAAATGGTTATTGGCTTCTAAATACTGAGCCTTGTTTTTATCAGTATGTTTTGTTAGTGTACCCCTTGCAGGACTTACACCTTATACTAATTTTAGTGCCTTTAGCAAATTTGCCTTTCATAAGCAATTTATCACAAACTTTGCCTTTTAGTTTGCCATCTGTGATAGTTTGCTTACAACGGATTTCATCCAATACAGCATTTCCGCTATTAGTCACGCTGTAAAATTAAACAATGTTTTTTGAATTATGCAAATTTTTTATAAATGTTATTTTCATAAAGTGTCCGTTGTCCGAATATTTTATTTGGTAAATATCAGAATAAGTTGTAAGCGCCCAATGTTTAACCTTATCATTGCAGACCAATAAGACATCACATTCATTGCCAATGCCTGACTGCTCAAACTCATGCAACTTTGCCCATACCTTATCACGGGCGTATTGCTCATAAAACAAAGACCTTGCAGTACTTATTTGCATTCGGGGTAGATATAGAGTACATTGCCATTTGTATCCATGCGCAAATAAATCGGGATTAGATTGTATTGGGCCAATTCAGAGGCATTGAACCGCTTTTGTTCGGTGATAACCTGTCCATCCTTAACATTCTTACAGGTGTACTTATCTCCCTTGCTGCATGATAGCAAACCGATTGCCATTATTGTTATCAAGTATTTCATTTTGCAAATATACATCATTTTCTATTTCTGTATGAAAATATCGCATATCTAAGCGCATCCATAGCATGATTAAATGCGTCCATTGGTTTGTTTGTCGGTTGCCCATCAACTTCGATAAATCGGTATTTCTTTTCCTCTTCAGCTATGTTCTTCGAGGACCTTGTGTAAGCGATGCGCTTTTGTTTAACGTGCAGAATGCCGGGCATTATTTCTTTCTTTTCGGCCATTACAGCGGACACCTTTAACCGCCTGAGTTGTAGCACATATTCTTTGTCATGGTCGCAGTACATGACCTGCCCTGACTTGTAGCCGTTCTCTGTTGCGTGTTCCTGAATAGCTGCCGGGCTTAACCCCGTAATGTAGGCGCATTCATGTACGATGTAATCCCACTCACCGCCCGGCTTCATTACATAAACCTTAACTAATGCAGTCGGGTCATTGGTGTATCCAAAGTCACAGCCCCAAATGATGTTAGATACGTCCTCCATCTTAACCGAATCCACTACCCCGAAATGATAAACCGCACCCGACAAACGGCCCGTTAAGCCTCTGGCATAAACCTTCCATAATTCAGGGTCTTGTATGCGCTCAATTGAATCCCTAATGTCCTGTGGTAAGTATGAATTATGAACGTGCCATGACCTGATGACCTTAACAGATGGATATTCGGTTTTGTTCTCAATTATCCTTTCATGCACCCAAAACCGAAATGAAGGGTTATAGTCTAAATATGTCCTTACATACGTCCTCATGTTAGCCTCAAAGAAAAGCATATAGTCTACCCTTGTGGCCTCATTTAAGTACAAGATATGGCGTTTACCTCCTTTGGCTTGCTCAGCGTTCTCAAATGATTTAAACTCAATTATAGTGCCGTTCTTAAATGTATAAACCCTATCCGATTTGTTGAAGTCCTTAACGCTTCGTTTAACCAACGGGTTATTCGCCACAAGTTCGGCCATGATACGCATGGTATCTTCTTTTAATTTCGGAACCGTATTACTAACCACCGTAATGACATAGTTAGGGGCTGCCATTGCAATGGTTACAAGTACCTGCATAATGCAATACGATTTACCTGATGATGTACCGCCTTGATTAATTACTATTCGCTCTGGGGCAAATAGATTTGCGTAATAAAGCGGATCGGGTTGTTTAACAAATGGGCTATGCGTCTGCTCCATCCGTATTATTTGGAAACTCAAGTTTTAATCCAACGGGAGCAATGATGTTAAGTTGTGCAACGTCTTTGCCTTCTGAGTCGGTGTTGGCAACGGGCGTAACAACCTTACCATAAGCCCTATCTAAAAGAAGTTCAGCGGCTTTTATGTCACCATCCAATGCCCGTTTCTTAACCGCTTCCAATATCTGCTCAGCGGTTTGTATCCCGTTCTTATCTTCGGTGGACATTATTTTTTTCATCAATTCCTTCAATGCTGGGATTTCTTTAGGCCGTCCGTTCGGGTTCCCTGATTGGCCTTTTTTGAACGGCGTCCCTTTACCGACTACGTTTTGTGGGTTTGGCATAAATGGACTGTTTTAGGACTGTTTGACTTTGAAATACAAAGCAAAGATAAACTATATTTCTCAAAACCAAACAAGCCCCTAAAAAGGGGCCTGCTTAGAAAATGATAAAACAACAATTGAAAATGGATTGTGCAAAGGTAATTAATAAACCCAAATAATACAAATCAAATCTGCAATAATTCCGGCATAAACAATGTAGTACGCCCTGAGGTATGCTTCAAGGCTCAT